AAATACAGTAGAGCAAACCATTTTTAATGGTAAAGTATTCAATGATGGTGAGGATTTCTTTAGCATTATGGCCTAAATCCCCGTCCAATGTTAGCATCCGCATAGTTTATTCCAGTATCAGATTGCATCGTTGACATTTTACTTATAGTTAAATCTTTAGGCGAAATATCAATCAATGTATATTCTAATTCTTTTAACTTTTGAGCAGATTGAGGCTGGAATACTACATTGAAATCAGAACAAATATATTCAGCTAAAGCGAACTTAAGATACGTAATATAAAACATGTCATAAACTGATAGCAAATCAAAATCATAATCTGGGATGTCTGTGCCATCCACAAGCGGCACTTCGCTCAATCCAAATTTTCCCCATATCTTAATCGGATAATTACTGGCAGGAAGAAAATACATATAAATATTGGCTCCGCCCCTAGTTCTTTCAATTCTCCAATTGAAAGGCAGCGAAGTTATATTATCTACTCTTCCGCTTCCAAAATATCTCTTTCTTGAAGTACTTAACATTGAATATCTTACACTTCCAATATTAAATGTTGCTGTTTCATCAAGTACTAACCTAGGAATAAAATACTTCTCTTGTCCAATTGTTGCTGTGAAAGAATACTCCTCAAAATAAGGGATTAGTCTTTGATCTGCGGTCTTTGCGGCCAATAGTTCGTTTAGCAAATCAAACCCATCAGATAACTGCTCTCCAGTAAGAACTTGTACTGATCTGCTTACTATTCCGCTAAGATAAAAAGACTTTGTTATGAGTGTTCTAACTGTATATGTCATGATAGTAATTTACTACAAATTAGAAGGAGGGAGTACTCCCTCCTTCTTCATTGATTAAAGAGAATCTACAACACCAATAACTCCAATATCTACTGCGCCAGCAGATACTTTATACTCTATAGCAAGTTTAGATATGGTGTTAATAGTTGAGCTAATCACAACCCCGCCCTCTTGACCAGTAATAGTTTGCCCATTAGTAGCCAGAGAACTCCCAGCTCTAATTTTTGCAGTATCACTAGCAGCTACAGGGGTAAAATTAACTTGCAATAACACCCTTATTCCAGATATAGAAGGAACAACCACAGTGGTTCCTACCGAAGTAAATGAAGTTTGAGTTCCATTTACCAATATATATACTGGATCTTGAAATAAATAAAACTTCTCTGATCCGCTTCCAGTTTGGCTAAAAGGAAGAAGATGAGTACTTCCATCGCCAGCAACAAAACCTACTCTTCTAAAAATATCATATCCACCAGGAAGAACTGGAGCAGTCAAAGATAAAGAAGCTAATGCCGCAGGACTATTAAAACCTGAAGAATCTGATATAACAAAAATACTATAACATGTATTAGCAGCAAAAGTTCCTGTATCTAAACCATTAATGCCATTAACAGACATATTAATAGTTACAGGTGATGCCATTACAATATCAAAAACATTAGTCGAATCTCTGCATAACCCAACACCAACAGATGCAGTAGTATTACTAACAATCCCAATTCTAAAACCATTAACATAAAATGAACCAAGATTAACAATTTGTTCTTTACTCATAATTAAATTCTCCTATTAAACTGGGAATAATATACGCATTGCATATTCATCAACTAAAGTTGATCCCCAAATACAATCATGCACAAAACCTCTTTGGTTTTGGCCAAACATTGATCCGTAATACATTCTTAAACTAACGCCTGATTCAGGATCGGTTTGATTTGCTGTTGGGAAAGGAATTTCCTCAGGAAGCCTTGGCATTGCCAAAAATAAAGCATCACCAGAAACAATAAGCCCTGCTCTATGGCTAGGCATAACCTTAATTTTCATTCCTGCAACAATGTTGTTTAAAATGTTTTGATTTTGGTTAGCAACTGAAGTTAATCCAGGATATATACTTAATACTACAGTAGTTCCGGATGCAGCTGCATCAGCAGTTAACCTAATTTGTACTGGATTCTTTGATACTTCATGACCAACGAATGTTAAATAACGAAGATTAGGTTGTCCCACGACTCCATCAACAAATACCGCAACGTCACCAGCTTTAATTGCATTAGGATCATTCGCTAACGAAGCATCGCAAGTGCAAGTGATTTGAGTAATATTCGTTCCAGTTGGATCATTAGTAGAAACTACAGTTAAAGTCTGTATTGTTGGTGTCGCACCATTTCCAACGGATCCAGAAACATGAGTTGGCAATAGATTTGATTGATACCAATCGCAATTAGAGTATTTACCCAATTGCCATGTATTTGCTATCTCTTCGTTACGATCCCAAACAAATTGATTTAAACCAGTATTTACAATAGATGGAACCGAAATATCATCCAAATATCCTCTTGTTTTATCTTTTGCAGCACCATAATTTCTGAAATAAGCAAGAGCTGTTGCCAATTGACCATAAGAATTTATAGGAGTTACACCGTCACCATAAAATCTGTAAGTATGATTAATGTTGTTAAGAGCAACATTAGCTTCAATTTTAGTTCCTAATTCCAAAGTAGCAGATTTACCGAATTTCTCCATGTAATCCCTAACATTGAAAATAAATTGCTGCGCACTAAATGCATAAGAAGTATTTATTTGTTTATCTACAGTTAATGGCTGAACTCTCTGTTGACTTTCCTGGAAAGTTACTACCAAACTGTTCTGTGTCGTATATCTTGGAGGCAAATCAAAAGTTACCGTATCACCTAAGTTTGCTTCTAAGTTTTCAAAATCTTTGAATTTTTTATTAGCTGTACTAATAAAAGCGTATAAATTTAATAGATATGCAAGACTGCTAGACTGATAAGTTTGTACTGTCTGCAATATATTAGTTGGCAAAGGCATTATATTAATCTCCAAATTAATGTTAGTCATTAGATAACGACTTTAATGCCTTAGTGAGAAATGTATTTAACCCTTTAAATAGGATTGCTTTCTAAAATCACTAACTGACATTGAGCCATTACCTGTACCTGTAGTAGAAGGCTTTAATTGGCTCAAAGGTTCAGCAGCAGTAGGTTGTTTAACAGCTTCTTCATTCTCTTTTATAGAGCTTGAAAGTTTCTGTAATTCTGAGAAAGCCAACCTAGGGGATGTCTGCGATAAAAACATTACATTGGCAAATTTAGAAGGATTTTTCGCCATGTCGTAAAGAATATCAGCAGTATTGGGTAAAGAATTAGCCCATCCCACAATGTGCGGAATATCTGGAAGATTTAATGAAGATACTTTTTCCTCAAAATCAGGATATTTATTTGATTCCTTAGCTGAAATTATCTTTTGGGTAAACTCATCGGCTATTTTCTTTGCCATATTCATCTGAGTTTGCCTTTCAGATTCATCTCTAATAAGTTGCCTAATCCTATCATCTTCTAACAGATTGCTAGCTGCATCATTATTACGAGGTTGATAAGAACTTTCAGAAGTAGCTTTTGAACTACCTTCCTTCAATCCTTTCTCATATGACTCTCGTTTTAACTTGCCAACTAATTCGTTAACCTCTGATTGGCTAAGCATTTTCTCAGCAGGTTTAACCTCTTGTGGACCCGATATGCTTTGCTGAGAATCAATATTCTGACTACTTTGTGCTTCATTTGAACTAGAAACATGAGTAGGAGTAACTAAATTATTATCTTCTGCCATAAAACCTCTGACTATTTACCCCGTCACGGTAATATCCTCAATTCGGTTGAGTTCCGATTATTTTTCCGCATAATTACGTAATTTTTTTCTTCGCTATATGTCGCGAATCTACATTAAAACAATTATTAATAATTAAATATTAATTGTCAATATATATTAATAGTTAGTATTTTCATGCTCTTTAAGTTCTTTTTGTTTAGATTCTTTTGACTCATGGATTTTATGAGCCAACTCACCAGTTTCATTATTAAATCTGTTGACATCCATTGCATGACTATGCTTCATATCTGTAACACTTATAGCTAAATCTACTGCAGCCCTAGTCTTCTCAGTCTGTTGTTGCTCTATTCTTACGGCCCTCTCTTCTGCTGCAGCATTGTTTTCTAATATATATTTTATTCTTTCATTATCTACCTTATCCTTTTCCACAGCTATCTCTGCAGCCTTAAGATTGGCGTCTATTCCAGCTTGATGGGCTTGTATTTGAATTTTCTGTTGCTCCGCTTGAGCTTTAATTATCTCTGGATTATTTTGCTGAGCTTGCTGAGCCATTTGTTGTTGTTTTTGAATAAACTGTTGAGACATTACCTTTAGCTGATCTATTCCTCTAATTTCAAGATTATCTAGCAGAACCTCCAATCCATCAGTATTCATAAATTGAGCGAATAACGGTGATGCTTGCATTAGAGCAATAATTTGCTGCAAAGCTCTTGATTTTTGAACAGAAAAATTAACGCCAGCCTCTACGGCAACATTTAAAACATTATCAGGATAATTTAGCTTAACACCTTGATTTCCATTTATTTTTACATATGATTTCTTACCATCTAATCCAACTACAGGAATAGTTCTTGGAGTAACATAATATTTTGGTATTAAATCTAACGCTATTTGTGCTATTTGGTTTAATGCTGCTAGAAATCCAACAATATACGGCATAGCAGCAGAATTAGATTGAGTGGCGCCTTCAACTATGGCTATTCCACTTAACTGGTTATTATTTATCCCTAGTGATGCATCATAAGATCCTAATATACCCTGCGTAGTTTGATCTACGGCCATGAAAGTATTTGATATTTCAGGGGGAACAGGAGGTCTTACTATTTCCTGAGGAGGAGGTAATGGAACGCTAGGATCATTATCTTTAAAAGCATTATAAATTAATGTATTTGCAGATTGGATATTAGTATAGGCATCTTCATAACCGCTCGGTATTCCTTCTTTTGGAACTTTAAATTTATGTTGGACAAGATTCTCTAGTTCATTTGCCAAAGTTTGTCCTGCGAAATTCTTTAGTTTTTGAACTCCTTTAGCATTGTAAACATATGGTCTAGTATGCTGCTGAACCGAAGAATTAACGTTATCTCTTATATATACCGAGTTACCATCAGCAAAAACCAATGGGAGCATTTTATAATCAGTTTCAATATATTCAAGTACTTGACATTCTATTACCCTGTATCTACAAATAGTTTCTATTTCTGAATATCTACTTTTAACTATAGCCGGAGGTTGCTGGATAAAGCCTGATTGTTCCCATTTAGATAAAAATTCATTATATTTATCAATAGTCATTGCCTGATTATTAGCCAATAAAACTATTTTAGTTCTTTTTTTCTTCTTTTCGTAATAATCACATATCATTAATACGTCTTCATTCTGGGTTTTATAGCTCCAATTATAACCTTCTATATTATCTCTAGTAAATTTTACTTGAGTTAAATCTATATCCGGATATTCTTCTGCAAATTCTTCCTTACTTCTAGGAAATAGCTCAAAACAAAACCTACCATCTCCTTTATGAGATTCTCTGGCTAACGGATCAAAACCACATAAAGTAGGATCGTAAACTTTTCCCCATTTTATGCATTGGTTAAATGACTTGTCATTAGCATAGTCAGTCCATATCTTCATTACACTAAATCCACCAGCAAGCATATCTGTATATACGGAATACTCGGCACCATTCTTATTTCCTTCTTTT